TTGTAGTAATTGCAGTCGCTACTTCTGACGTGATGTATCCCAATTCTACCGCTACTAATAAGATTGCTACGGCTATGCCTGCAACTGTTGTTTTCCAATTTTTCATTTTTATTTATATTTAATTAATGTACTATTTTTAATATATCTCCTGTTCTGTAAACTTGTCCGATCGTTAATCCTGCTGCAATTGCTGCCGAGTTGTCCGCGTATTCTGTTGTAGTTCCTACGGTTAAAACTCCTCTTAATATTGTTTTAGTTATGTTTACATTACCTAAAGTGGCACTATTACTTCCTGCGCCTTTTGCAGTAGAACCTATCACTATTTGATTATTTTGATTGTTATCTAAAGGTCTAGTATCGTTACCTATAAATAAAGAGCTTGTAGGATTGGTATTTAGGGTTACACCATTGCTTGCAAATTGTCCCGAGTTTGCTCCAATTGCTGAATTATCAGATCCTATAGTTATTTTAGACAACGAGCCAAAACCATCTGCCACATTTTTAGAGCCCAACGTAATGTCTTTTAAAGACATGTCCCCACTATTTGTGTTGCCAAAAGCGTTCCAACTTTTTAACTCTGACCTCACCCAATTGTTTGTCGACACACAAACATAAAAGTGCTCGCCATCCCATGAAATCTGCCCTGTTTGACCACTTGAGCTTTTAGATACGGGTGCAAAAGCTGGAATTATAGGAGTCTGTTGAAATTGCATCCTGCCGTTTTGGTCTATTCTAGCCCTTTCTACTAGAGTCTGTTTTGTAGCGTTAGGCGCTATAGCTTGCGCAAATAATAAACCGCCACCTGAGTTGTCTTGATAAATAACGCTACCAAATTTACCCTTTGTAGTAAATTTATCGACCCCAAAATCTACCAAAGTGCCAAAAGAAATAAAAGGGTTGCCTGATACGGGCATAGTGCCAACTGCACTTCCGTAAAATCCAACGTCAGGAAAACCAAATTCTAAAGAATTTCCCACTCCTCTTATAGCTAGCGCAGAAGGTACTTCCGTAAACTTATTACCAAAAAAACCTTTGTCCTGATTAAATAATTTTCCAGCGTCTCCATGAAAAGACCAATTTTCAACGGTTCCATTCAAAGCCACCGAACGAACGCCAAAATTAGTTTGAACGACTCCTATACTTGAAGTAGACAATGCCTCTACTGCCGTAGCTGTATTTATTATTGCGCTAGTTGCGTCATTATTTATTTCCCCCCGCACGCCTATTGCCTCAATCACATTACCTACAGAGGTGTTTCCATCTCCTAAAAATCCTGCCAATCCCCTTACACCAATTTGTAGCGCCAAAGTACCGTCGTGTTTACCTAAAGGCGTGTCTTTTGAAGCTGCCCATCCGTATACTCCGATCCTAAACCCAGAATCGGTTACGCCTAACGGGATTGTATTTTGTGAATTATCCGCACTTACAGACCAAGAGTAATTAGTGCTATTAGATTGAATGTCATTTTCTGTCTCGAATAATGAATTATCATTATTTACATAAGGCGAAGCTGTTGTGCCTGTCCACTTAGCCGTTGAACGTATGCCTGCCGTGACATCATTATCAACAATAACGTGAACCTTTCCTCTTGGACTTTCTATACCTATTCCAAGTCTTCCAAGTGTTGTGAAATTAGCGACGTCTTTATTTTCAATAGATATACCAAGTGACCCATTTGTTTTTCTAAAAAGTCCCGTTGTAAGTTTATTAATAAAGGTAATAGATGGTTGAGATATAGAGCCGTCAACAAATTTTTTATTTTGCAAGCCTACATTAACCGCATCAACAGTCGTATATTTTGCACCAGTACCATCAACTGTTAAACTATTTTGCTTATTATTTAAATTTTCTTTTAAATCTAAAGAACTCTGTAAATTTGTTATAGTAGAAATTGTCTGTACGCCTGTATGCGTAGTTCTATCTCGTAACTGTGCATCTGTGCTATTTGCTGTTGCGCCATTAGCCAACCCATTTATTTTAGTCTTGTCACTTGCATTAAGCAAACCCGCTTCTGTTGTTGTTGCTTGGGGAACTACGGGACCGCTTCCTGTTGAACTAAGTAATTGAAAAGTGTTTGCATTTTTATTCCCGATACTAATATTAGTATTAAGCGTACTTTTTAAAACAAATTTTAATTCTTTTGTAATTGAATCTTGAACTATAACTCTTGTGGCTAAGTTGTCTTTAATTGCGTTCGTTAATAAAATATTCTCAATTGGAGTTGCATCCGCACTTTGAGAAATTGCCAAATATGGCAAAATAAGTAATAATAAAAGTAATTTTTTCATAATTTAAAAGAAGTTTATTTGAATTCTGTTACCGGTAACCATTGTTTTTGTAATTGTAAGTTGATCTTCTGTTTGACTGTACTCGCCGCCCTGAGCAACCGTTCCCTCGTATAATTCTATTCTATTTAATAGCACTCTATCAACTTTTAATCCTAAAGGTACGGTAAAAACGCTTGTACCTGCAAATGTTTCTATTTGTGCGGATTGTCTTGTTAAGCTAAAAAATAATTCTTTTCCTTTTACATAGTCGTCGGCCGTTTCATCTTCTTGAAGTAAATCCGCTTGTACGTTTACTTTGGCACCTGCTGCAATTCCCGCTAATTTTTCTTGTAAAAGAGTTGTAAAGTCGTTTGATGACAAACCTTTTCCAGATTCTTTATCAACTTTTTGATCATATAACTCTAACGTCATTGCGTTAATTAGAGTGATTGCCGCTCGTAAAGTATCGCCTAGTCCATCATTGGGGCTGCTTGTATTTATTACGACTCTACTCATGGTTTTCTCCAATTAAAATTAGACTTGGATTTTAGCGAACTTGGTTCTGGTCGTTCGGGTAAATTCAATAAATCTAAATAAGTTACCATTCTAATTTCAAGTCCCACTGCTAACTTTAAATATCGGTCAGCCATCTTTTTCAGATCCTCGGGCGTCTGTTGTGTTTTTTCTGGAGTAACTAAATAAGCACCGTTTTGCGAAACTTTTACGATGCCTAATTGTAAGTAAAAAGAACAAGTAAAATAGGCTAAAATTATCTCTATAAAGTCATTATACAATAGCAAATAATTTCCTTGCAATCCTGCAAGGGACGAATAATCAGTGACTATTTTTAAATATAACGCATCGCCTAGTATTCTTTTTATCTCATTATTTTGAGCCATAAAAATAAAAGGCGAAATAGTGTCATTATCAATGTTTGCGTCAAATCCGCTTAATTTTGAAATGCTAGATATGTCTGTTAATAATTTACTCATTTTCTAGTGATGTTTTTGAAACAATTACTTTTTCCTGACCAAAATTTACAAAATCAATATCACAGTTAGGATTTATTTTTTTAAATATTAAATTAAAATCGTCCAGCAATATCTCACGCATTGGATTAATTGTACCTAAATATAAAGAATCTGTTGCCATTGCAATTTCATCAGCATTGCTACTAAACCCGCTACTTCCGGGTCTTGAAAATAAAATGTTCATAGCTTGGTGCGCTGCCATTAACTTAAACTCTGCCGTCTCGTCATATGTTACAAACTGCTCGTTTCTGCCACGCGGTTCAATTGTATCAATTATGATTGCATCTTGTGGCCCATCATTCAAAGATATTATTACACCGTCTCCATTTTTAGTTCCGATATAATCTTCTTTAACCTTTGTTTTAATTTGCTCAACCTCATCTTCCAATACCATCCCCGCATTATTGACGTTAATGATTGTTTTGCCTTGAAATCCACGAGTGATATGATTAACAGCGTCATCAATTAATGCGCTTTCAATTTGCGCGCTTTTAAAACCGCTAAACCAATCAGGAAAAGGGAAAAATGGCTCAGACGATAAAGTTTTTATGTGAATTATTTCAATTGCATTTTCGTTTGTATGTCTGGAAAATTTAGGTACAAATGACGGCACAAACTTTGTCTTTTCAGTATAATCAAATGAATACCAATATCCCGTTACGTCCATGTAATCAGAACTCTTTTTGTTTATGTCAATTTGTAATCCTACTCTAACAGTAGGGGTATGCTTAATTTTAATCGGTTTTCCTGCAAGGTTTATGACCTGGGGGAATGCGCTTCCGTCTCGCTTAAAATCAAGACAAATCATTCGAAGATCACCTTTACTAATATAATCGTGTGGGTTTAAAGATCCACTTTTGTCAATTAATCCATTGCCTACAATATAATTAACAATTGTCTTAATAATAAATGCGTTGGTCGGGCTGTCATCGTAAGAATCTCGATACTTTTTAAAATTATTGTTATTCTCTCCGTTTAAAGTGTATTTTTGCGCTAAATTTGCCTTAGTAATACCCTTATCGTATGCTGAATGTTCGGTGTATGTTACTCTTTTATTAGCCATTTAGTTGTAAAATTTTGTATTTAAAATCTTAGAGTAATTTTGCACGCTTTCTGTTTGCCCTACGATTAAAATCTTGCCTAAAGATACTATTTTTTCGCTAATATTCTCTATTAAAGTGTAGCTAATTTTGTCGCCAACGACTGATACTGGGAAAGTTGCAAAAGTAATTTTATAATTTTCGTTATCTAACAAAGTGACTGTTGCTATTATCTGGCTAGCTAACTTTGTATTTTCATTAATTAGCAAAAATCTAAGCTGTTTTGATAGGTCTAGAATGTATCTAGGCACTATTTCAAATGATGGGGTTAAGTTTTGTCTTAGTATGTCCATAAGTTAAATAAATGTTAAAAAATTATATATATAGAATTATAGCGTATCTTTGACTCAACAAATAAAAACAATCGTTATGAAAAATTCAACACTATTAAAAAGAATTGAAAAATTAGAATTAAGAAAAAACACATTGGTTTACGGTATGATTAATAATCTTGCCACTAATGATATACTAAGACCTGTCTTTTCGCAAGGCCGCACTTGGAAACATTCATCTTTAGTTGATAAGTCAAGAGAATTAATTGCTGTATTAATCTTTTTAAAATTAAAATTCGAAACAGGAAACGACGCTCCTAGAGGTGGTCAAACTGGATATTTTGTAAAAATAATAACTAAAATAAATTAAAAAATGCGCTGCCAGACACAGCGCATTCTAATTACGCAATAAGTCCCTCCTTTAAACTATTGGCAATAATGCTGCATTGTATGCCGTTACGCCGGCAGGTGCTAAGGTATAGGCTAAATCAATTTCTTTTGAATTAATTGTAACAGTAAATCCTTGAGAATCGGATCCGCTAACTAATGTCATTACATCGCATCCGTTTAAAGATCCAAGTACACGAATTACTCCGTTGTAGTCTTCAATAAAGATGGTTTTTAAAATGCCTGAATCGGTCTGGATTTCGTTTCTTAACGTCAGATCATTACCTGGAATAAAAAAGGTATTTACGCCTACATATTCGTTGGTTCTAGTTGCTTCATCAAAAGTTCCTGTCTCAATTAAATTATTGGCAGTTGCTCTAACCTCTACACGAGCTATAGATAACGCGCCCATAATTGCAGGTAATGCAACTACACCAGCAACTGTATTTACAACTGGTGTTGATGCAAGGAAAGGTGCGAAAGACACAGCTTTAATTCCCTTCATTGGAGCCTTTCGGCTTATTAATCTTGATTTTGTAAGGCTCATAATTAAAGTGCTTTTACGTAAATGTTTACGGTTGCTTTATAAGAAACCGCTGCATTTGTTAAATAATTTGGATTATTAAAATTACCTACTTCAACATTTGTAGTGAGTGAAATCAATTGTCCATAAGTTGTTACCGTTCGTGTTGCTAAAAAATCCAAAGCGATTAAATCAACAATTTGCTTATTAATTCCGACTGTTGAATTGTTGAAAATTGCTAACATTGTAGCCTGTGGAGTTGCTGCTTCTACTGTTGTTTTTGCTATATTTAACGTCACCGTTCGAACATATGTAAAATCATTAAAAGCCGCCACCGTTGGTCTAGTATAACCTTCTGGTATCTGTAAATCTGATAGGGAATTCAATGCCCCTAAATTTGAAATGGCCATATATTTTATGTTTTAAAAGGGGTAATTTTCATACCCCTAATTAATATTATCCGCCGTAAAGTACACCATCAGGGTGTGACATTACAGTTGCATCTAAAGTATAGATTGTTCGAACAAACATTACATCACTATCGTTCGCTACTTTTCCAGTTTCGAATGAAGCCACATCTGCCAAAGAATCAGTACTTAAAAAGATAACCGAAGGTCTTTGAACGTACACAAAACCTGTTGGGAATGGTACGAATTCTATAACAACTCCATTGAATGAAATTACTTCTGCTTTTCCTGTTCCAGTAACTAAGAAGTTCACTTGTTGCGCTGCTCCTACTGCATTGTTTGCAGTCAATATTAATTGCCTGTGCGCGTAAGGTGCGTACATAACCGGTAATTCTGGAGCTTCAAAACTTTCTGGCTTTACCGCTGCAAAAATCTTTCCGTACTCAGCCGCAATGTTTGACGCTGTTACTGTAGTTCCTGCTACTTTAATGTAAGCCCCCAAAGCTACTTCATCGTACAATACTCTTGAAAGAACACCATCCACCCCTGCTGGGTCTGCTGTGTATGCTGCTGCTGCTGCTTTTGCTGATGCTGAAATACTACCTTGTCCGGCTCCAGCTGTTAATCCCGCAATTGATGTTTGAGCACCTGCGGAAAATGCTGACCAAAATTTTAATTGAGCATCTTGTGACGTTTTAGGACCTGTTAATTGTAGCACTTGAGTATTAAACTCATTACTATCAATGTTAAAAGCTCCAGCTGCCATATCTCTGTTGAAACGAGATTGACGCAACGCTTCCATTTTAAACGTGTACTTGTACTCGATTTTTTTAGGATTAGCAACACGATCTCTTAATACTGGCCCGCCGCTTGAAGTTAAAGCTTCTCCTGTGTAGGCTTGTCCTACTACAGTTACGGAAGTTTCCGTGATAATTGTTGATGCTTTTACGTCATCGGCAAAGTTTACGATTCCTTTCTCAACCGTTTTGTTGGCAAAAAAGATTTCTTGAATAATAGGTGAGACTGCTTCTCCTCTAAGTGCTACTGGGCTGTAAGTTAATGCCATAGTTTATGCTTTTTTATAAATTTCTAAATCTCCTTTTAACCACTTAATTTGTTCAACAGAACAATCTAGTAATACTAGTTCTTCATCAATGTCTTTATCTCCTAATGAAATAATAAATTCCGCGTATGATACGCCTGGTGTAAATGGGTTTAATGTTAAAACCTCTTGTTCTTGTTCTTCTTTTGCTTTTGCCATGTTATATTTTTTTGTTAATTTTTAAGTGAAATACGCTATCCCACTTATTGTTCCTACATTGTTCAATGTTCTAGTAACAATAGCCCTAATATACCTATTCCTTAATCCTGAAAAAGGAATTGTAAAAACACTATTGCCTGAGCTTGCTGTTTGAGATGTTGTTTCAAGAGAATCCCAATTAATACCATCGTTAGATTCTTGCATTGAAATCACAACGTCACCCGTACCTATTGAAGTTGTTTTAACTTGTAAGCCAACAGTTGCGGGATTGTATCTAATAGGTAACGTTTCCATGTCAACTGAATCTCCTGTAAAAGCGACGCCCGCAGGGGTTCCAGCCGGTATCATTTGAATTATCGTTCCCATTTACTTAGCTTTTTTGTCGCGGTATCTTTCCAATGCGCTCATTTCTTCAACGTTTTTACTGTCGGAAGTTGCTTTCAATCCCTTCTTTAACTCCTCAGTCATTTCTATTGATACCTTTTTAATGGCAGCATTTTCTTTTGACATCATAGTGTTACCCTCTTTTAGTGCTACAATTTGCGCTTTAAGATCATTGTTCTCCGCTTGCAAATCGTCCATCATTTTTGTCATGTCTGGCTTAGTATCTTCAGCTGCATCTTCTTCTACGAATGGAACTGCGTCAATAACAAATCCATTCTCGTCGGTTGTCATTACTAAGCCGTCAATTGTTTCGGTAATACCTGGAAATGGCACGCCGTCAATGTCAGTAAGCAAACCCCCAATTTCTTTTTTATCTAGGTAGTAAGCTTTCTCGCCTACCATGTACATGTCGCCTAAGGCCTCGGCCATAAGGACTTTCTTAACGCGTGCGTTAAATTCTTCGTCTGTCATTTCTATCTTTTTTTCTTCGGTTAATACTGGTTCTAAATATGCTTCTATTGAAAAGCCTTGCAATTTTCCTGATTTTACATCTGCCCATACTTCTGGATTGTCAACTTTTTGCGCCATGACAAGATCACCTTTTCTAACATCCATTCCAATAACTGCCGCCTTGTCTCTTTCCGCATCCATTACAATCCAACTTTCAAAAATATACATATCACTTCTAACTTTTCCATCATGGTTAACAGTCGCTCCGTTGTGACTATTATTTTTAAAAAAGTTTTGCTGCAAATTCTCAACTGTCTCCTCGCTATAAAAAACCAGTGCGGGCTCTCCGTTTATATCTTTTCTCGGAATTAAAATATTAGGTCTCATTGCAACTGAATAAATCACTTGCTTTTCTTCGTCTGCAAATTGTAACAATTTAGACTCGTCGTCAAACATTACTAAAGTAGTTCTTGTCGCTGGACTTTCTACCGTCGACATTCTAAAAACCCCTGTATCTCCTTTAGTATATTGTAATTCGTATTTTTTCATAATAATTTTTAACAAAAAAAAGCCTGCCCGAGTATCAAATCAGGTAGGCTTTTAATTCACAATTTAAAAAACAATCGAGTAAAATGCATCTTCACATTTTTTATGGATATGTAAATATACTAAAAACTATTCTTATTAACTAATACTAACACTTCTTTTTGTGCTTTATTTATATCAGCCACGTTTACACTGACCAATATTGGTGGTTGATCCGCTTGTGCTCGCCCTAAACTCTGACCGATTTGATTTTCAGCTGTGTTGTTAAATGCTACTGGCGGCGGTGCTGCTCTTGTAGTTCCTGCAGATATTGGAATTGATCCAGATGCCGCTCCTGCACTGCCACCGCCTAATGCTTGCAATCCTTTTGCAGTCGCGGCCACGTTTGCGGCTATTCCTAACGCCCCAGATGCTGTATTTATAGCCGTAAATGGTAATCCACCTGTTAAAGGAAAAGATGCCACTGATTTAGCGTTAGCTACTAATGTATTTTGAATAATTTTAGCAGTTCCAATTGCGCTTTCTGCGATTAAAACTCCTTTTTGAACGGCTTTGTTTTTTCCAAATATACTTTTAAGAGATTGTAATCCACTTTCAATATTTGATAATCCTATTTCTCGAACTTCTTTTTTCGCTTGCTCTAATGCTTTTTCTACTTCAATTTGTTTGTCAGCCGCTGCCTTTGCTTTGTCAGCTTCACTTGCAAAAAACTGATCATTTAATTCTGCTAAAACTCTTTTATGCTCAATCTCAACTTCCTCAGTCCCTAAATTTGCTAATTTTAACGCGTCTAATTTTATCGCATAAGCTTCATTTTCTGCCTGTACTTTTAATTCATTTTCAGATAGCAGCGCATTAGCTGTAGCCTTGGCAGCATCTGCTTGTACTTTTAATGCTTCATCAAAAGCTTTCTCATTGTCTAATGCAATTTTATTAAGCCTGTCAGTTTCTGCTTGACGTTGTGCGGTTGCTATTTTATTTAACTCCTCATTGTGTCTTTTCTGCTCTTCAACAATTAATTTGTTTGCCTCTTTATTTTTTGCAATTTGCTCTTTTTGTACTGCTTGTCTTGCGTCATTTATTGCCTTAATTCTTGAAGTCTCTTCGCTGTCTGCTCTCCTGTCAAGTCTATTAAATGCTCTTTTATTAGTAGACTGTTCCTCTTGCAATCTAAATAAAGCAGTTTCCGCGTCCGCTTGTTTTTGCAAGTCTTCAGCGCTAGTGTCAGATAAGCTGTTTGCTGTTTTTATTGCATTTAATCTTTTTTGCGCGTTGGCTAGTTCTGCATCAGTTTGTTTTCCTTCTGCAATTCTTACAGCATCAATCGCTTTCTTTTTATCAACATAGCTTGCATTTTCGTCCGTGATAATTTCTTTGCTCGCTGCTAAATCTCTGTTTAATCTGGCACGCGTCACCCCTAGATCACGCATGGCATCATTAGCTTCTTGTAAAAATCTTTTAGAGTCAGACGCCTGTTTAAATTCTTTTTCTACTTCATCTCCAAAACCGCTTATCGCATTTTTAGCATCAGTAGCTGCGCCAATAAAATCGCCAGTAAACAATTTACCAAGACCGCCTGCAAGGACTAAAAACCTATCTCGTAATACGTCTACTACGGCTCCAATTCCAGACATAACTCTGTCTAATGCTTCACCACCTTCTTTAGTGCTAGTAAAAGCTTTAAATAATAATGCTAATGACCCAGCAATTAATACAATTGCAAGTACCAAAGGATTAGCAATTAATAACGCCATCTGCTTTAGCATTGCTTTCATGGAACTAATAACACCGCCAATACCACCACCCATCTGCTCCAATGATTGTGTAGTATTTTTGGTTGCCTTCGACTGCTCACCGTGTGCAATAACAGCGTCTTTCTGCGCTGCTGTTGCTTTTCTTTGTGATAATTCCAAAGCTCTTATCTGTGCTTCTGTTTTACCTTCTGTATCCAGTAGCGCTTGGTTGGCTTTTTCAAGCTGCAAAGTGCTTTCCTCTACTTTTATTAACGATTTTGCTAGGTTATTAGAATCTTTTGCAGCTTGGTCAGCATTGCTATCAAAACTAATTTTAACTTTTCTTTCTTGTTCTGCCATATTAAAAATTTAAACCCGTTAATTTTGTCTTTCCGTCTGTCAAGCTTATCGCCACATCAACTAATTGATACCTTTGTTCGCTTATAATAAACTCATTTTGCGCCCTAAATCCTGTCGGTATGTTACTTTCGCCTTGATTAAGATTACTAAAATTCAAAAATATTTCGTTTGCTGGTAAATTCAACACAAACTCACTCTTATAAGTATTAGGATCTAATAGCAATTCAATAAAAATATTGTAATAATTCAAAAATAAAGAATCGGTGTCTATGCCTATTGCTCCAAAAGCTAAGGTTTTACCATTAAATGAATTTCTATAACTAGCTTCTAGCAACCCATACAAAGGTTGGTTTATTGTCGGCGTATATTCGATTGACACAGGATTAAAATCAAGCCCTTTGGACTGCAAATAAAACAAAGTGAATTCTTCGTAAACTGGTTTATACCTAACAGCCCCACTGTCCAATACAGTTGGCGTGTCTTTTGAGAACCCGTAACAACTTTTAACTCCAGACGGATGGCTTATAAGAATACGTTGGTTCATGATACTGTATTCAGTTTTAATATCATACTTTGTTGGTTTGGGCACAGTTACTAACGGATATAATAATGAGCCAAAAGTTTCGCCGTTAAAATAAGTTCCATCAAAATATTTTGAAGCAAAAGGAGTAAATGAA